GCGGCTCGCCTTCTTCGCGCGGGTCGTACTCTGTCGGCTTACCTGTTTTAATGGCTGGATAAATCACTACCACCCAACCGTTAGTATTTGTTATAGGGTCGTATATTCCTTGCTGTTCCAATAGCCGGCCTGCTAAATCCTGTTCGTGCCAACGGGTAAAAACTATAAGTTGCTGGCTGTCGTTATGTAGTCGCGCTTCCGCTACTGTATCGTACCAGTCTTCAATAGCCCCGCGTATAACAGGCGACCAAGCCGTTTTAGCGTCTTTATAAATATCATCCATTATAAGGCAATCTACAGGCTCCCCGGTTAGTGCACCGCCTACGCCTACGGTCTTAAATCCCCCGCGATGTCCTACTATCTCGCATTCGTCCGCGTTCCTTAGCCAGGAGCCGGCTACCGTCGTAACGTTTGAAGCGTTTAGGCATGTGGAAGGGAAAATTTCGTGATACTCATGGGTATCTATAACGCGCTGTATTTCCCTGTTAAACTTTCGGGCCTTGGGTGAATTGTAGCTTACAATGGCTACTTTAGTGTCCGGGTATTTGCCAAGTATAAACGCCGGCAAACGTCGTGTAGAACCTTCGCTTTTACCGTGCTGGGGCGGCATGAATACCATAAGGCGGGTTATTTCCTTATTTGCAAACTTCGTAAGTACATGGTAGTACCTTCTATGAAATTCCGCCGGTTTAAAAGTTGGCATAGTGGCGGCCGTAAACTTCAAAAGGTCAGTACGGGAATCCCTTACTAACCTTTGCTGCAAAGCTGCCAAATAGTCTATACTTTCTTGCCGCGTCATGACCTTATAATAGCTTTAGGAAGGCGTAAGCCGTCCTTTGTTGTAAGTAGCTGGGGTTTGTCTCGTTTACGTAGGCTTCGCGCTCAAAGCTTATGCTCCTGTAAGCTTTAGAACCGGATAAACAAAGTTTTATAAGCCATTCAAGAAAGTAAAGAAGGTAGAAGGGAATGTATAACAGTTCTTTCATTTGGGCCGTATGTATTACTTCGTGCCTTAACATGCGTTCGGTTACCCTTGCTTCCGGACGTACGAAAAGAACCCCGAAAAGGTTTATAGCTGCAAACCCTTTGAATGGTATGTACTTGTTTACTATTACTTTCATAACTTCGCTTTCCTTTCGAGTTCTTTAATCCGTGCATCTAATTCTTCATCCGTAAGCTGGGCGAATAAGTCCTTACCGTTCTTACCGGTTAGTTCTGTACTCTGCGTATTCTTGTATTTTTCCGGCATCGTATTGGTAAGGGTAAATATTACCGCGGCCGTATTCGGCTGGAAGTGCTTTTCTACCGTCTTTTGTTCTTTAATCTTGGGTATCTCTTTGCCGTTAACGTCGAATTTGCCGCTTCCTACGGTCGTTACTTGGTGTTCGGTTTCGGTGTAACCCTTAACTAACTTCATAAGGCTTTTTTCCGCTTCCTTTGCTAAAACCTCGGTTCTCGCGGCCTCTGCCTTTTTAATTATGTCGGCAAATTCGGGTTTTTCGTTTATCCATTCGTAATATGTCGCCGGATGTATCTTCACCATTCGGCATATCTCTTTAACTGTATAGCTGTCAGCCTCAATTAGTTGGCAAATCTTATCTACTAACTTGGCGTTATATTTTGGCTTTCTTCCTGCTGGCATGGTCTTATATTTTTATTATCTCTACTTCCGGGTCAAATAGCTTAATCCGGTCTAAAATCACTTGGCAATACTTCGGGGATAGCTCCAAACCGTAACAATTACGTTCTAATTGGTGGGCTGCAACCATGGAAGTGCCGGAACCTAAAAAGAAGTCTATAACTAAGTCCCCAACATGGCTACTATTACGAATAAGGCGGCCTACAAGTTTAACCGGCTTCATAGTTGGATGCTCTGCGTTTACCAGCGGTTTATCTTCGTGAATTACCGTAGAAGGGTAATCGTTTTCATTTTGTAACTCCTTTACGTAAGCTAACAGCTCCTTTTTAGTCATTGCGTCAAAGTCTATCTTATCTTCCATAACTGTGCGCTGCGTACGGTCTGAAATGAAATAATGAGGCCCGTCGTCCTTCCAACCGTAAAGTATTGGTTCGTGCTGCCACTGGTAATCCTGTCGTCCTAAAACAATATTATTTTTTACCCAAATAAGGCACTGCTTAAAAAGGAATCCGGCCCCGGTTAATCCGTTTATGAAGTTTACACTTTCGCGGGAAGCATGAAATACGTAAATAGCTGCGCCGGGCTTGCAACTTTCGGCCAAACGGGCATAAACGTTTTCTAAGAACCCTTTAAATTGTTGGTCGCTCATTTTGTCGTTTTCTATGTCTGTTTGTATCCTGTTTCCTTTATCAGCCCTGTTAAGTGTTTCATTTTTACCGGCATAGTCTACGTTATAGGGTGGGTCAGTTGTTATGCAATCGGCTTTTTTACCGCCCATAAGCTTAGTAACGTCTATAAGGCTGGTAGAATCCCCGCACATAAGCCTATGGCAAATATTCCCTTTCCTTATCTCGAAAAGGTCGCCTTCTTTTATGTCTGTTTGTATGTCCGCTTCTGCAGGTGGGTTAAAACCGTCTTCGCTTAGTTCGTGTTCGGGTTCTTCTTCCGCTGCAAATTCGGGAAGGCCCCAATTTTCGGGTTTAATATCCCATTGTTCCTGTACAGCTTTAATGTTTGCTTCGTCCCAAGAAAGGTTAGCTGCTGATGTCGCGTTATCTGCTAAAGCAAGTTCGCGACCTTCCCGGCTGTCTAAATCTATATCCTTGCGCCTTACGGCTATTATTTCGTCCCCTGTAGTTTCAATAATAATAACCTTATCCATGCCAATAGAAGCCGCATTTTCAACCGTCTTGTTACCGGCAATAATGCGGTTATTCTTATCCAATAAAATAGAACGTCCCGCCCCAAACTTGCGCAGGCTTTGTTCTACCAAGCTTTGGCCGTATTCTGTTCCTTTATTAAGGTTTATATTATCCGGTATAAGCTGGTCTATATTTGTTTCTATTAGGTCTTTTTTAGCTCCCATTATGTTATATATATTTGATTATCAATATTATAAAGTATCTACAGGCCCAAATATTAAGAATACCAAAAAGGCCGCCCAAGGTGGTAAAAACCAAGTCCCAAGCTTCCGGTTCTCCCTTCTTGCTTAACCTGTCGTAAACTTCCTTCCCAATTCCCGCAAGAATAGCAAGGCTAAGGCCTAAAAACTGGTTATATAAACCGAAGTAAAAGGCAATAGTAAAGCCCACGGCGCAGTGTAATATTTTATCTGTGTCGTCGGTGTAAGCTACGAACTGGCTAAAAACATCTTTTAGCCTTTTGATAATCTTATCTTTCATTTGAATAAATGTTTGTTGGGCAAAAATAGAAAAAGCGTATTATAATAATACGCTTTTAATCATAAAGAGATTAGGAAAATCCCAAAAGTTATAAACATTTAAGGCCTAAATATTGCCTAATCTGTACCCGGAAGTCGTCAAACGAGCGGCAAACAATATACTTATTTCCCGCTTTTTCGGCTAAACCCTGCCATTCTTTCTGTGATGGTTGCTGTCTTCCCTTTTCGGTCTTAAATTCAACACAAAGGGAATGAAAGCCCCCGGAAGGGTAAAGTAATATAACGTCTGAAACTCCCGCCGTAACCCCTTCGCCCTTCATTATCCCGGCTTCCCGCTTATTCCTGCTTCCCCCGTTTGGAACAGCAAATAATAAACGGCCAATGCTGGGGAATTGAAGCCGGAACCAATTAACGCAATTCTTTTGTATATCGCTTTCAATATGTCGCATTACTTATCCTTATTTTAGGGCTAAGAAAAACGCCGTTTTTGTGCTTTGTTTCCTTAAAGGTTACCTTAATGTCGGCATGAGCTATTTTATTAACGGCCTTAAGCCTACGCGGAAGCCTGTAGGCCTTCATTTTTACACTGTAATACAATTGTGTCATAGTTTCCCTTTCGCTTCTTCTCCGGCCTTCTTTGACCCTTGCGGGCTTTGTGCATTAGGCGTTAAGTTTATAACCGGCGTTGGGGAAAGCGTACGTAGCTTAAAAACTCCTTCAAATACAATATTTACTACTTTGTCGCCGGAATCGGTCACTATCATAGCTTTATCGCTCGAAAGGGCGATAAGTAAATCCGTAAAAGCCCTTTCGTACATGTCTACCTTCTTTTGAAGGTCTAAAATGGTGTTTAATGTTTCGCTATCCATTGTTATGCTACTTTTTGGGGATTCTTTTTCGTTTCCGGCTGGGCTTCCTTAGCGGCCGCTTTTTGTTTCTCTGCGTCCCTGTAGTTTACAACTAATTGCGCAACTTTAAAAACAAGGCCGGTAACTGCTTCACGCTGGGAAGCGGAAAGACTACTCTCTAAATTGGCTATCTTAACAAATTCTTCCCGGATACCTTCTACCGTAAACTTTCCGACCTCTTTAAGCGTATCTACCGGGGAACGGCGGTACTTATAACCTTCTTTTGGTTGTGGCCGCTTGTTATACGCTTCAATCTCGTAGCCTAAGAACTCGTTAAACTTAGGGTCTACTAATACTTCTTTTACTTTTGGCATGACTATTTAATGTTTATTTGGTGGTTTTTAACTTCGGCCTTCAATACGTCCAAATTATCTATAATGTAGGCCTTAACTTCTTGATTGTTTAAATTATTATCGTGTAACCATAGCAAGTATTCCGCTGGAACGTTTGCCATTTGTACGCCCTTATGCTTACCGAAAGGCATCGGGGAGCTATCGTTTAGTTCCATCCTAATACCTTTCTTTCGTAAAGTGAATAACAGAGAAATCTATAGTAACACTTGCAGTCATGGCTGCTAATTCCGGGTATTTTTTTTCTGCTTTATCAAATACCGGGGAAAACCATGCTTTGTAATCTTCGGTACTCAAACCGTCGTTTTCGGCTAATAGTGGAAGGGGTATATTACACCCGTCTACCTCTGCAGCCCATTCGTAAATAACCGTTTCCGCAATAGGTCTTTTATTACCTATTTCAAAATGCTGATTAAATACCTTGGTTCTTCTTAATTCAAGCTTTTGAACGCCTACTAATTCCGCGGGAATGTCTTCTATTACTTCTTGGGGACTACGGTAAGGGGATGCGCTCCATTGGCGAAGGCTCAAAGCGCCACCAACTGTTTGCAAACGTACTATTTTAGTCTTCCAATACTCGTAATTACTTCGGCAAGTATGTTTCTTTTTGCCGGATTTTACTAATTCTTTAAAATTGGTCTCTTCCCCCTTTTTTGGGTGTTGGGGGAAGAAGTTCTTACTAAGGATTACTACTGCTTTCATTCTTCTGTATTTAAAACGTGTAACAATTCTACGGCTGGCCGTATTTTTCTAAACTCTTTAACTGTTCGCCAAAATAAAAGGCCCCTAACCTGTACTATGTATTGTTCCACGTAGTGGGTTGGTTCGTATCCTTCGTAATCCGTACCGAAGCAATACGCTTGTTTTACTATTCTGTATATCATGGCTATTTAGGCTTTAAAATGGCAAATCGTCGGTTTGGTTATTCCCCGCAAAAGGATTGTTATTTTCGGGTTCTGAATCGTGGCCAGGTTCCGGTGCTTCGGCTTGCTCTATTTTAGTCCCACCCCCTAAAAGTTGCAGTTCTTTTACCTTGCAATTAATACCAACTTGGGCGGCCCCATTTGCTTCGTACGTCCTTGCTGAAAGTTCGCCGCGAACAAAAATCCGTGTCCCTTTTTTCAAATAGGGAAGTACTCCGCTTTCACCGTATTTTAAGCAACTAACCCATGTTGTACGTTCGCGTTTGGCCCCTTGAGAATCCGTAAAACTTTCGGTATGAGCTACACTGAAAGCCATAAACTTTTGTCCTTTAAACTCTTTAATAGTGGCATCCGCTCCAAGGTTGCCAATTACCTCTACTACTAACATAACTAAATGATTTTTAAATTAATATATTAAACAACTGCTTTTAAATAGATTTTTTAAATGTATTATAACAATACGCTTCCGTGCAAATTTATAGCCTTATTCCTTTTTTCTTCAATCTGTGTAACGATGTTACGGAATTCCGGAGTATACTTATGTTCGTCCGGATATTTCTTTAAGTAATAATTTACAGTCGCATGGTCACGCTTTAATTCTTTTGCAATTTCTATTATTGTTGCACCGTCTTCCCGGCAATAATGGGCATAAATCATTCGCGCGTAAACGTGTCTTCTTGCCCGGCTTTTTCCTACAATGTCAAAGAAGGGAACGGCCATTACGTCAGCTATAACCTGCTTAATATCTGAATAGGCGGGAACTTCTTTATAAATTATTTGCTTTCCCGTAAATTGTGCTATGTTTTTTTCAAGCGTTGCGCCCTTGGAAAGAGGCCAATCCGGTAACATAAAAATAGCGTTACAACTCATTAATAAAATTACGTCCATAGCCATATGCAACTCCCAGGGAGCTAAGTGTGGAAGCCCGTTATTAAGCGGGTTAACCACTTCGTGCCCTTTTTCTATAATTTCCTGTTCTGCTTTGCTGAATTTTGCCTTCACGTCTTCGTATTGAAGTCCTGTAATTTGTCCCGAAATATATACTCTCATAATATTAAATTCTATATGTGTGATTTTCAAATGGTATTTTGTCGAACATTTCCGTAAAACGGTCGGCTATTCGTTCGCCGTATTTATTTGCCAGTTCTTCCGCGTTTAGATTGCTGGTCATTATAGTGAATAGCTGCCTATCGTACCGATAATATATCGTATCAACAAAAGGACTAATCTCATTTCCCCAAACCTTTATAATGGAAGGTTCCACGCCCACGTCGTCAATTGCTAATAATTCGGCCTTCTTTAAGTTCTCAAATCGCTCCGGTTCATTTTTAGAAATATTAGCAAGTTCTAAGGCCGAAACAGAAATAACAAACTTTCTTTCATTGGAATATGGAGATTCGTAAAGAAGGTCGATTAGTCTACTAATTGCGCGCGATAAGGTACTCTTTCCATTGCCTACGGTTCCGTAAAGAATTAAGCCAATTTTAAAATTACCGGCCAGCCATTTAGCTGCTTTATCTAAGTGCTCCGCCGTGTGTCTGTCTTCTTTAAAAATAAGGCCGCGTTTTTGTACTTCGCTTATATAACATTCGCGTAACATATCCGGTATATCGTCTACATACCGGTCAATCCTAAAGCGTACCGGTGTATTTTTTCTTTGTAGTATTTCCCGGAACCTTTGTAAATCCACTCTTTGAACTGTCGCCGTCTTTTTGTCCGTGTCTTCCATTGTTATTATCGTTATTTGTTCTACCATTTCTTTCCCAAGTGCGAACGGCTGCTTTCCAGTCCCGCATGGGGTTTTTACCAACTTTCCAACCGTTAGAAGTATAATAGTCTATCCAAGCTTGCGCGTCTACAATATTACCGCGTTCGCTGCAATAGGCTATTACTTCTTCAATAGTCGGTTTAAAAAAAGTCTTTGTTCTTACCACTAATGGCTTTTTACTACCTATCTCTTTGTTCTTATCTTTATCTTTATCCATAGGGGCATCTAAGGGGTTTTGAAGGCCCTCGTTAGCTCCTTCTTCCTTATCTCTTTTATTAAGAAAATCAAGAAGTTGGTATTTATTAAGCTTAAATATTACCGACCTATGCGCTGGATTTTTTTCGTTAAGCTCTTCGCCGTATTGGAATTCTATAAAGTCAGGAATAAAAGCCTTTCTTCCATTGCTGAAAAAATATATCTTCCCGGTAAAATCTTTTTTAAGGTCTACTAAGCTATATTTTTCCCCACAAAAGAACTCCGCGGCTTCTATATCTACTTCCCAAATCCCGGCGTTATCACATTCACAAAACAAGTAAACCCATAGGAGCTTATACGCCCCTTTCAAGTTCCTTATAAACCGCTTTTTAAATAGATCTGAATCTATGAATCTTTTAGCCATGTTACTTATCCTTTTTACTGTTAATTCCAATCCCAAACAGGGCGAAATCGTATAGCGTTGGGTCTTTGGGATTGTATTTTCTAAGAACCCCCGTTAATTCTTCCACAGCCTTGCGGTCGTTACTTTTTCGCGTTAATATTCCCAATTCGCGGGCCGTATTGCCTACGTGTACATCTAATGGTATAAATAGCTGACTTGGCGTAAGAATGTCCCATACGCCTAAATCTACTATTCCGTCGTTCCTAATTAACCAGCGCAAGGCAAGGTTAATACGTTTTAATGCGGATGTTTCAAAACGTCTCGGAAAACATTTGTTATTATGGCTTGCTTCGTTTGCGTTTTTAAACTCTGAACGTAAAACCCAACATATTACCCAAACCGGGACTTCTGTCTTGCTAATTTGAAATGAATTTAAAAGACCTTGGACGCTTCCATAAACTTCAAAAATGCGTTTAAACCCTCGTAACATATACGCTAAATCCTGTTCAAAGAAAGTACGGTGTACGTTTGCCGTTCCAAGTGTTTTAAAGCCGTCATTCATTACGTAGTCGTAAGGGCTATTTCCGAACTTTGAAAGCATACGTTCCGCGCTGTTAAGTATCATTTTACGGTTTCCCCACGCAATAGTAGCCGTAAGAAAAGCGGCTATTTCAATATCTTGCAAGCGCGAATAACGGCGCGGGAACTGTATCGGGTCTCTATCAATGAAAGCCGGCGTATTTATTAAAGCCGCTTGTTCGTCTAAGTATTCTTTTATATTCATTTCGCAAAATTTAAGTAGCCCCCGGCCAATTCCGGGGGCCTGTTAGGTTATTGTTCAATAATGGCAATTTCGGGGCTTAGCTCTTTTATTTGGGCTATCTGTTCGTCTATTACCTTATTCCGTAAGTCTTCCAAAAGCTGGCAAGCTCCGGGGCTAAATAGCTGCAGGAAGACGTCGCGGCCGTCAACTGAGGCGTAAAACTCTACGTCTATATTATCGGGTACTACTCCCTTAAAAATTGGAATTTGCAAACTGAAAGCTTCCGGCAGGTTACTCATAACAACACCGCTATAATTGTCTTTGAAGTCTCCCTTTTCGCTTTTCTGTTTTTCTACTTTAGAATTAACCGTAGCTTCAAAGTTTTTAAGCTCTGTAACAAGCTTCATATTTGCGGTTTTATCCGGGAAAAATGCGCGGTTCATTTTGAAGAACTGGCCTAACTCGTTAGGCTCCCAATTCTTTTTAGCGTTTATTCCAAACTCCTTAAATTTGGGGTGTTCTTCCAAAATACCAACCACCTGGCCCCGGTTATATTCGTCGTTCTCGTTTGTAACCAAGGTTATTTTAATGTTAGTCCTGTCTACAATTACATGGCAGCGTTTTGGGTTAATTTGGTCTTCTTCTGAAAGCCTTTTAGTCAAGAACTCAACAGGGGAACCAATAACGCCGTTAAGGTTTATTTTTACTGGGGCCTTGGGGTCAAGTAATTTAATGGCCGGTCCCTCTCTAAGAATAATTTCCGCACCGGTAGCACCTTCGGAAAGATTAACTACTACTTTTTTGTTTTCTTCCATTTGAATGAATTTTTAAAGGGTTAAAATTGTTTGCTTGGTTTGAAGTTAGGAACTTCGCGGGCCGGTATCTGAATAATAGTACCTTGGCTAATGTTCCGGGCTACCTTTGCGGCTCGGTGTTTTTTAGCAAAGGTTCCAAACCCGCGTAAATAAACGCTTTCGCCGCCGTTTACTTCGTCTCTAATTACGTCTACTACGCGTTCAATAACTTCTTTTACTTCGTTGTTTTTCAGTCCGGTTTGGGCTGATACTGTTTTTACCAAATCTTGTTTTGTCATTTTGAATAATAATTAATCGTTAGTACCTGTTTTTCTATTTAATTGAAAAATACTACCTTGCATTTCTTCCGGGAAAGCTGGGCGGCTTTCGATAAGGTCGCCTTCTTGATTGTAAAAACTAACTTCGCGGTTTTCCGTATCTACAAATTTGTAGCAGTTTTCGCTTACGAATTCGGCCTTATTTTTCAAGCCTACTAAAATGGTTTTGCGCTCTTTTACAAGTGGGTCTAAGCGTTCCTTAAATTCGCTCATTACTTCTTTTTTTTCGTCCTCAATATCATTTATCTTGATATCGGTTTCAGAAAGGGTTTCTTTCATTTGGCTTAGTTGCTCCAGGGTAAACCGTTTCATGTAGCCTTTTTCTTCTACTGCGTCGCAATTGTCCATTAAAAAAGCAATACGCTTCTTACCGGGTTCAATGTCTTTCCCTAATTCTCTTTGCATGGTCGTAAATTATTTAACTAATAAGTAATCGTTATAAATAGCCTCAAACTGTTTTCCGGCGTACGTGGCGAGTTCACGTGTTTTAAAGCATAGCCGGGAACCGATAGCCGTACACGCAGACGTGGCCGCGTAATGCGCAGCCGCACAACCGAAGCCCGCACTACTACGTATGTATTCAAACCACGGCCAGTATTTGTATTCGTTGCTGTTAGTCCAGTCCGGCTGCCAACCCTCGTTAAGGGCTTCCGCAATAGTTTTAAGCTTACGGTATGCTATTTCGTCCTTGGTAAAGCCCAGCTTAGTAAATACTTCTTCGTTCAATGGTTCAATACCAAGAACCGCGCAAGCATCCGCGTAGGTCTTAACCCTCTTAGTAACGTCCTTCGGGGTTACTGTCATAACGGCCCTAAGAATGGTTGTTTC